GTTCCATCGATTAGGGTCGACTTAACCCTAATACGATCAAGGTAGTGCCACCAATCAACTGGTAAAAGAGTAATCACTAGTTGACGTGACACCGAGTCCGAAGCAGCAGAGAGGTCAATAGTTGCAAGGCCGCGTTTAACGGCGACCTGCGCAAGCTGTTGATTCACGGTTTGATCGTTAAGATCGATGCCGTGCCTGCGTAGTCGACTTCTGATGAAGGAGCCGGCTACTCGCTGAAGACTCATATTGATCTCAGGCTCTTTACAAGCCACCCGATCAATATCCGTGGACTTCGGAACAGTAAACAGCACAGATGAGTCAAAGACTTTGAGAGGTTGTTCTGCCATCATTGTCCCAGAATGGGCAAGGCAGTATATACCAATCGCAGACTCAGACACATGTGCTTCGCCAGTGTGTTTAAGGAATGCGGCTTGTGGGCCGCGACGTACCCGAGTTGAAGCACCGAACGTGTGTGCCCCTCCAGAACACAAACTTGGAGGGGGTGTTCGGCCTAAAACCTGTTGGATAATCTCACGAGCTCTCGAGATGAGAGCATCAGAGGTCGTCCAACCGAAATCGACGTCCCCAAGATAGAGACGTTGATTTGTGGTACGATTCCTTTCCTCTACTGCCATCCATTTCAGGACGGCAGCTTGTCGACGCACAGAAGCAGGGGTAGTTCGCGAGTCGCAGTATTTACGTAAATACTCTTCTCGCAAATAGCTACCCTTAAAGCCGCAACTGTTGGCCAGCTCATCAACAAGATGAGACAGATCAGCAGCGAAGCTATCGCCAATATGCGCTGGCAAGTAGTCATGATCCTTAACCTTTCGGTGGGTTGACTTCTTCTTCGACATTACTTACTCCTTAGGATGTAGGTAAGAGATACGCCCTGGGGCCTATCACTTCTTCACTTCGAAGAAAATGATAGGGTTTTTAGTACCAAAACAACGGTACCCCAGAAGAAGGCGTAGGCAATGTGGAGAATCCACATTGTCCGTTCGGACCTTGACTGACGAATGTCAGTAAAAGTCCGACAGGCCGACGACAACAGTCTTCATCGTGGCCTGCTTGAGCAGGTTCGAGATAATCTCGGAAGCGTTGTCACGCTCCTGCTCAGTCGAGTCGCTCGGGTAATCGAAGCGCACCGTCGCATAGATGGTACGCGTGACGATTTCCGAGGGGACCCCGTTCACGGTCTGAGTGGCCGTTTGCGGGAGACGAAGCCGAATATCCACCTTATGGCGGGTACCATGGCTCGAGGAAACGGTGAGGATGTTATCCCCCACCGGGACGCCGTCGGTCTCCTTGAAGGAGGCCACGCCGGCGGTCATGTTCTGCGGCACGAAAGTGTGCAGAACGGGAGTGTCTTCGCCGTCATAGACGGCGACGCTCGTAAGTGCAGGCATTTTAAGCCCTCTGAGTTATGAGTGCTAACAAAGTTAGCGCTCTGTCCACGTTCAGGTCTAGGCTTATCCTTAGACCTGGATCCGGAAACGAGAAGAGACCCTTACGGGTCATCCCGTGGCTCTTGCAAGTGAACTCAGTGTCCCCGTCGGGAATTTGGAACAAGTCGTATAAGGTGATATCCGAGGATACCACCCACGTCTCATATCCGCCTTCCCAAACGAGGCCCATAGAGGCCCCTAAACCATCAAGGAAACTGCCGACTGAGA